ATAATCTTCCCTTTTCATTGTTACCATGACTAAATCCTAATAGGTTTTTACCAATGTGAATGTAGTATCTTGATGTTGCGTTGTCGGTAATTTTAACTCTCTCGTCGTTGTGGAACCATCCTGCTAAAGCTTTGACAAGTGTGTAAGACAATATTGTGTCGTGATTACCTGGGTTATAGAACGCCTCTACTTTCATCCCGCTGTCCGCACAAATATTTAAAATGTCTTGCATTGTTTCTAATGCTACTGAATATATCTCTTTTGTTTGTCCTGCTGCATCTTGTGGTGTTCCTTTGGTAGTTGTTTTACCCATCCCATCAATGTTTAATAAATCTTGCTCATATTATGACTTAACATAATACCTGGACTATCTTTTCACCTTTCGGTGCGATGCGCTTCGAATGGTAGTTAATTCCATCCTACTCTACTTGCTTCCACATTACTGCGTGCTTTCGATAGTCTCTAAACCTTATCTTATTTTTTCCATTTAAATCCGAACGCCGTTTTGTTACCGTTCGTTCCGCCTAATACCTTGCTTATTAATCCAGTAGGTCGTCCTGTCTTAGATAATGCTTTTTCTGCATCTCTAATACACGCCCATGTTTTAATAATAGTATTATTTTGTGGATTTATTTGTTTTACTTTAATTGAAAGTTGATGATCTATACCAGTCAATGGTTTAATGGAACCATTTTGACACCCTTTTAATCTACTCTCTGAAATATTTTTGCAATGTTCTTTTGTCTTTTTGTATCGTTTTGCTGAGTCAGACATTTTTTTCTTGGTTGCTTCAGAGTGTTTCCTATTTCCGAATGTTTTTCCGCCCTTTTCGTAGAATTTTTTTAATGAGTTGCTGACCTTGTCTCTATGCTCCTGATATAGCATAGGGTTAAAGTCTCCGCCGTGCGTCTCATTGTATCCATCTTCGTAGGTGTTATAATCCTTTATCCAATATATCTCTCTTCTTAATAATTGATCAGTATTCTCACAAGACTCGAGGACTTCCCAATTAAAGGAATCAAAACCATATTTTCTAATAGCTTTTTGGAATTTACCACTCTTGTATTTTGCATCATATTTATGATCACATCTTCTTGCTGCTAATGATTTACTCGTTTGTCCTATGTAAATCTTCCCATTAATTTTATTTGTTGCTTTATATATTATCATCTGTTTACCTCCTTAAGTAAAGTATCAATGTGTATTAAGTTCATTATACCACATTTTACACTGTTTGTCAAGTGAATGTAAACTATTTTCAATTTTTTATAAGATCTTGGCACGGGATTGGGATATTATCCGTTCCCCGTTAGCCTGTACTTATGTTTTATTAGTGTACAGACACCCCTCAACTAGAGGGTTCACATCGTTTTAAATCGGCCAAGTTGTTTACCAACCGATTGGTAATATTACTTTTTGAACTCCTTGTTCTTTGGCTCTTTTTACTAAACATGCTGTAGCTGTGATGTATCTATCTCTTGCTATATCTAGATTGTATGGATCATTTGTTTCACCCTCCCAAGCATATCTACCAAAATGGGCGTCATATAATGGTAATACCATTACACCGCCATCACAATTCAGCTGTACAGATAGTTTTACTCTTTCCGAACTTTCACTTAATATTACTTTTATCCATTCAATATCTACCTTTTTAACCATCCAGTTTCCTACTGGTTTAAAGTTGGCCATTACGCTATAGTTCTTAACAACCATAGGTTCTTTGTCTTTGTTTTTCATTGATGTGTTCCAGCTTTTAACTTTATAATTTACACATTCCCATTTCTGCTCATCTAATTCAAAGCCGTCTCGTATTTCATCTAATGTCATATTAGCTGGATTAGTGTTCAATATTACGTGAGCACTTAGTGTGTTTCCATCGAAAGTTATAGTATCTTCAGTTTCCTTACCTGAAGTTTTTGTACGAGGTACGTCACCTTTTATTTCTCGTACATAGGCTTGAATCTTCTCTATTCTTTCTGTGTGTTGCTCTGGATTGTTTATAATTCTATAAACTGATGGTACACTTACATCCAGTAATTCTGCAATTTCTTGCTTGTCGATTTTAAAATCTTTTAACAATTGTTTAATGTTTTCATGCATTAATATGTTCCTCCCTGCTTATATTTTCTTCTTCTTTTTCTAATTCCATATTATTATATCTCTTCTTCAAGTAACTAAACATCTTTAACTTTGTTTCTTTGTCACCGGATCCGTGTATCTTTACGTAGTGACACTCTTTACAAAGTGTGATTAAGTTCCAAGGTTTAGCAGGACCTCCTCTACTTTTCGGTATCGCATGATGTACTTCTATCCAATAACTACTTCCGCATACAGCACATTTATGTTTGTCTCTCGTTACTATTAAGTCATACATTTCCTGTGTTATTTTGCCTTTGTCTTTATTCTTTTCTTTCATGCGAGTGGAACTTAACTGTTGCTCTTTACTAAAATTGGCCATTATCCTTCCAACTGATCTTTCACTGCTTTTTCTACTTGTGCATACAAGTCTGCGTCTGCTTGTAGTGTAGCCGCTGCAGTTTCTTTACCTTGACCTAACTTTTCATCATCTATATCAAACCAAGACCCCTTTTTGTTAATAATCCCGAATTGAACTGCTAAATCAAACACTTCGCTACCTTTGACTAAGCCTTTCCCAAATTCTATATCCAGTACCGCTGTTTTAAATGGTGTGGCTATTTTATTCTTTACTATTTTTACATTAGCTGATATCTTTTTATCTGTAATAGTAGCAACTGCCGCCTTTGCTATTCTAATTCGTTGGCTAGCTGCGAACTTAAGTGCCATACCTCCTGGTGTGGTTTCTGGATTACCATACATAACTCCTACATTCATTCTAACCTGATTAATAAACATTAGTATAGTTCCGGTCTTACTTGCTACGGCAGCGAGCTTTCTCATTGCTCGTGCCATAAGTCTTGCTAATAAAGCTATATGGGTGTCTCCCATTTCACCTTCTATTTCTGCCTTTGGTGTTAAAGCGGCTACGCTATCTATAACAACGATACCTATATCACCACTACGAATAAGCGCTTCACATATTTCTAACGCTTGTTCTCCTGTATCAGGCTGAGATATTATTAATGTATCTGTGTCTACTCCTAAATGTCGTGCATAAACAGGATCAAGTGCGTGTTCTACGTCTATAATAGCAGCACATTGTCCTAATTTTTGTACTTCTGCTATTGCGTGAAGGGCTAATGTTGTCTTTCCACTATTGTGGACTACAAACTTATTCGCTATATAATTATTATAGGGAAAAGCACATTTAATGTCATATGTTTGGCGCATCCCCATTGGAGTTATAGATATTATCTGTGATGGTATAGCGGTGTATCTTAAATTGTTATGCCCCTTAGTAGCGTGGAATAATCCATGTTCTTCTGGACTTATTGCTAGTAAGTTACTGGCACTGTTGTTGTTAAAGTCCTCATCAATATGATGAATATGTAGCCCCTTCTTAACAAAATTAAGTGTTTTTATATGCTTTTTGTCTACAGTATTTAATATGTTTAGAAACTCATTGACAGTAAGCTTATTTAATGCTGCTTCATAATGTATCTTAGATAATGGAACTCTATAATAAGTGTATCTACCAACCTTTTTTTTCCGTCCTTCTGGGTGATATTTAACCATCTTCTCAGGTCTGTTTACATACTTGTGATTCTTTTTATAATGTGTATTATTATGTATAAATATAATATCATATTTTGCCAGGTCAGATAACCTCTTGTAACCATCAAGCGTTAAAAACTTATGCTCTTCCGTAGCTATTATTTTGTTGCCCCATACATCCTCAATCTCAAAAGCTTCTTTTTCTCCAGTGTTAACTACGTCAAGTACCTTATTCTTTATAATTCTATTCTTTTCATTTACCGCTGATACGTAAAAGTCTACATCATTATTCATTAAATGAAGGCCTTGTTGCACCCCATCAAAATCCTTGTGAAATCTTTCATGTAATCTTTTTATGCTTCCACCTTTATGATTTATTCTCTTGTCTCCAGACATAACATCATATTGGATAAAGGTCTCTTCATCGAGACAGGATTCTGGGCCAAATATTTCAACAATTCGTCCCTTAGGATATCCCCCACCAAGTATCTCATCGAGTTTTAAACTACCGCTTGTTATACATTCTACATCTAGTGAACGGTCAGCTCCAAGTATCATTACTGAATCATCCCCAAAACTTTTCCTTATCGCGGCCAGTGTGTTCTCTAAATTACTCATCTTGTTCCTCCTCTTTTTCTACTGTGATAGAAATTACCACAATAGGAACTGTTTCACCCATTGGGTTATTTAGTTCTATGTTAGGTATGAAACTATTTATAATTATCTCTCCATCATTTGCCATCTTTAATAAATTCTCTAACTCTGTTAATGTTGTAACAGCAAGCATCCCACTTTGTTTCATCATTCCCACTCCATTTCAAATACTTCGTTAAGTGTCTCTATTATATGCATTTTCTCTAATACTCTATCCTCGCAAGCTTCTATCTGCGTATTCTTATCTGCAATTTCTGTTCTATATGTATACACAATTGTTCCTAGAAGTATTACTATTATTATCAAAGGTATAAAATATGCTTTATCTTTCATATCTACCACCCCACATTCGCTACTCTGTCTTGTAGGCGCTTTAAAGCATTAATACGTGTTTCATAATTGCTATACAACTTCCTAAAGCTCGTGAGCATTTTTTTATGTTCGTTTAGTTTAAGTTTTTCTTCTAATGTGTTTTCCAACGCTATTAAATCAAAATATGAAGCAGCTGGACACTTAAGGTCTGGATTAGTTTTTATCCATTCTTCCCTTTCTGTCTTAACTGAATTACCATAACTAACTTCATATAAAGCCTTGGCATCTTCGTAAGTCTTCTCAAACCTAGCAAGTAATTCACCTGCTATAGTCTGTGCGTCTCCTAGTAATACTATTTTATCGGCAAGTTCTACTGAGTTATTTGTATCCTTTTCTCCACTCTGTTTAGAAATACCATTAAGGAAATCTGTTAATTCTTCATCGCTACTATTTATAATTGTAAACGGATCTATCACTAACATTATACCACTCCTTTAAATCGATTAAAAGCTTATCTACATCATAAGACCAGTTAACAGGTTTGTTGTCAACTCGCTCCATTTTTATACTGGCTACCTTGCCATCGACAATGTGTTTATGTCTTATTGATGCTACACCGCTTTCTTTTATTCTTTTTACTTCTGCTATTGGAATAAAATAATGGTCTTTGAATTGCGTATACTTTATAAGTAACCCACAGATAGTATCTTCATACATATCTTTCTCCTGTAGCCCATCATATTGATTATCACTCATGTTTCTGAGCGGTAATGTGCCTGTCTTTGTTGATTTCAGTTCAAACCAATATAGTCTTTTATTTCCGAATAACAAGAAGTCACAACAGTAACTAACTCCTTTAAAACCTGTGGTAACGTCATAGAAACGTTGCACTAAGGCAGTTGTTTCGGAGTCTCTAAAGTTGTCTTCAAATGCTTTCCCCGGGTCTCTACTAGCCATTACTGGCCTCCTGTATAGATTGTGTATGCCCATCTCGAGCACATTGGTTTTTATATCTACAATATTTACACTTCACAATCTCCTGACATAGTGGTGGGACACATTCCAATTGAACATAATTCTTAACGTTTGAAATCTTATCAACAATTACTTGCTTATCAGCTTCTGTAACGTTATATATAATAGGAAGTAATCCCATCATATTTCTATCTTCATATAAGAATAGTATCTTATTTATATTTAGAACAAGTGAATAAGTTGATGCTTGATCTATATGTTCTTCGTGTGGTTTTCTGCTAATACTAGCCTTCGCCCACTTACCATTATACATTGTCTTTATTTCTATTATATAGTATTCTCCATTGTATATTATAATACCATCACATAAAAACCGTAGTTCTAGTATGTCATTTACAAGTTTAGTTTCATATCCTTGTTTACTTAACACTCTTGTTCCTGCTGGCTTAAATTGGGCTATAAATTGAGCAACATCTACCCATTGAACGTCAAATCCATAACTTCTCATTTCTATAATAATCTCTTGTATACGTGAATGTCTATCTGATCCATTTTGTAGTATTGAATTAAATGGTCCTACTTCATCAGCGGATCTTATATCTATATCCGGCTCAACACCTGTGTACTTGTAATAAAGCTCTCTCTCGCAACCACCTAGTGATGATGGCGAAAATGAATTTGGTGTTGACCTCCTATTGGGATTCATTTCAATGGCGGTCTTGTAGAAACCATAAACGAATTCATCTTCAGGAGTCTTAGGCCCGTTATTTGCTTGTATTAATTTTGCTAAGTTATTTATCATATACCATCAATGGTGCCACTAGTTGCGCCACACCTTCTCCTCTTAAAGAGATTAAAGATATTGTATCCGGACTAACATCCATATCTATAATAACTTCTTCTCCGTGACCGTTTAACAACTCTAGCAGTGCACTCATACTGTAACATGTCTTTTTATCTACAGAAATCATATCTTGTCCATCTGGTATTGTTGGTATATCTACCGAAGAACCACCTTCTTGTAAACTATGAACATGAATCTTCCCTGGTTTAAAATCAATAAATACTGCATCATTAACTGTAAATATAGATAATGTCTCAAGTTCTTTTTTTAATCGGTGTGTACTCAAAGTATAAGATTGCCAACCCATAGCTGACTCAAACAATTGTTCGCCTTTGTTATAAGGATCTTCTTCTTGCTTTTCTGCACAATATATTTTAACTATTCCATCAGCGAATAACAGATTAGACCCATCATAATACACTGTTACAACATTTGTATAATTGTTTATGATTAAATCAATAGCTAGTGGGTAAACGAATATAGTATTTTCCCAAGCCTTATCCATTTTTATCTTTGATATTTTAACATTATTTGTTGTGTAAATAAAACCGTCGCAGATATAGTAACCATCCACCTTTGGGTTTGCTGAGTTATTAACCAGCGCTCCTTTTGCTTTCAACAAATTCAGATAATCGGGTAATCCTATCTCTCCGATCTTCTTCGTTGGCACCGTTTCTGGTAAATTAATTATATCACCTGTGATAGGAAACTCATATTCCCCGCCAGCATGAACAATTAGGCTACCTTCTTTTATATCTATTGTTATATCTTCTATCGTAATCCTGTTAATAAGCTCTACAAAAGCTTTCCCATCAACACTAAACGGTTCTACAGCTGTGGCATCTACTTTTATAGATCCTTCCATAACTATGATTCCATCTGTTGTTAATAATTCTAACGTGTTCTTACTTTGTCTAAAAGTAAGTAGATTAGATATTGGCAACACTTTGTTCTTACCTATGTTTCTTGACAACTTCTTTATGATGCTTTGCATAAGCATTGTGTTTATCTTCATATTTTATCCTCTCATATATACGTATTCTATCCCGTAGTATTGTCTTGTTCCATAAATGTAGCCCGCCGTTAATATTCCCTTATATTTTCTATCTTCTTTATTAACTATTATATACACATCTTTCGAGTTCATAAGGAATTCTCTTATATATTCACATTTATTTTTATCAAGTATTGCTGTTAACTCTTCAAGAAAACTCTTTTCAGATAACAGCTTGTTAACAGACAGCTTATTTAATCTAGCTTTCAAAAACATTTGTAGTCATCTCCTCAGACAAATCTTTACCACTCCAACGTGCTAGTATTTCACCATCACATTTCATAGGTATGCTTATTTTATCAGCAACAGCTTGTCTCATTATATCTGTTATTAAATTCATACTTTCTAAAGCGACATCCTGTGGTGCCTCACATATAACTTCATCATGTACGGTTGATAGAACTCTAACCCCTAACTTATTTAGTCTAGGGTCTTCATATAATCTAACCATTGCAATTTTAGTTATATCAGCGGCGCTACCTTGAATAATTGAATTCAACGTTTGCCTCTCTGCTTGGGCGATAAATCCACCATTATCTTTTATCTTTATACTATAAACTTGTTCATATTGCCTTATCTTAGCTCTTTTTTCAGTTAAACCCCATGTTTTTTGTAAATCTTTTATGATTATTTGTGCGGACTCAGCTGATATGTCTCCAATTATCTCAAACGGGAACAGTGCCAAATCTGGTAACCTTCTCTTACGTCCCCAGATTGTTTTTACATATCCAAACCTTCTACACTTCTTTTGTTGGGCTTGCTCAAACTTCTTTATATTAGGAAAAGCCTTATTAAACTTTTCAATAACTTGCTTTGCCTCATCTTTACTTATACCTATCTGTTCAGCGATTGAATTAGCGCCCCTACCATACATAATACCCAGTAGTACGCTCTTAGTATTAGTCCTTCTTTGTTTATACTCTGAAGGATTTTTTATACCATCTGCGGAAAATTCTAAACATTCTTCATACGTGACATTGTAAAGAGTACTCGCCATGTCAGCATATAAATCTTTTCCTTCGTTGTACGCTTTTAACATTGCCTTATCTCCTGATAACTCAGCAAGGCAACGCGGTTCTTGTTGTGAATAATCACTACTAATTAAGTAATATCCATCACTTGGTATAAACATTTTTCTTATCTCTTTGTTACGAGCAGGTATATTTTGCAAGTTAGGTTTATTACTACTGAAGCGGCCGGTCGATGCCCCGTACTGATTAAAATTACAATGCACTTTGCCAGTCGCCAGCTTTACTTCTTTTTCTGGTATCTTTATAATATAAGTGTTTAATAGTTTTGATAGCCTTCTGTATTCTAAAAGAAAACTTAATAATGATGCATATCTTGGATATTTGTCCTTTAATTCTTTTACTATATCAACACCTGTTCCTCTTGTATATTTACTATTTGTCATACCTAAACAATCATAAAATATAATTGCTAGCTGTGTAGGGCTACTAGGATTAATAGGGTTACCTAGTTTACTATATAAAGATAAATCTTTCAGTTGCAGGGCTTGTATTTCTTCCGCAAATTCATCCACTGCCTCATCGAACTGCTTAGTACTTTCGGACAGTTGTTCTTCATATTTAACTTTTAGTTCAGCGGTATATTCAAGATCTATTTTAAAACCAATGTCTTCTGACATACTTAAATATCGAGCTAAAGGTATTTCTATCTCATGATATAACCACGCAGCTCCCACTAAATCTTGTTGTATACATACAGGATGTGTTGCGGTAAGGAAGGGCTCTTGAAATTTAAACACTTCATAAGTCTCCAAACTATCCATCGCGGGATAAAAATATACTATATCAGGGTTAAAAATGTCAAACTGAAATGCGCCGAATAATTGCTTATACGATTGTACTAATGCACTTTCATCCCCCATAACATATTTATTCCACAGAAATTTTAATGCGTGTGATCTTTCGTTTTCATTTAAAAACTTCGAGGCTAAGATACAATCCCAGTAAACAGTTATATAGTCATCCATATTAAACGAGTTTCTTATACAACGTATATCGAACTTGCCGTTTGCCATAATGACTTTTAATCCATTTTTACTATCAATTGTTATCCTTTCCAAGAAGTTTTTTATGTCAACATTATACTCATAATTAATATGCGCACATGGAATGTACACAGGATTTTCCCCTGGTGTATAAAGAGATATACCAACAACGTGGTCATCTATTGGGTCTAATCCTGTACCCTCTGTATCAAGGGCCACTATTCCGTTATTTTTAATCTTATTGTAATACTTTTCTAATTCTATAACATCTGTTATTAACTCATAGTTAATATTAGGTCTTTGTGTTTTAAGTAGTTTTGAGTATTCTACCATGTTACTCTCTATTGCAGAAAGGGAATCCAAACGTTTTTGTTCTATATTACGAACTGTTTTCTTCTTCCTTACTACTTTGTTAATTATAGCTTTATTCTCTTTGGATGTAGTATCTACATTATTAAGAGAAGGGAATAATCCGCTTTGTTCCATGGTAGTCCTCCTTTATTAAAATATATTAGATTGTGGTGTTTGTGTCGGATAAGCAGGACTTACTGGCGCACCAGGAACTGGTTGTGTCACTGGTTGTGGAGCAACTGGTGTTTGATTAACAACTTGTTGTGGTGTTGTCGCCATTGGTGGTAAAGGTTGAACTGCTACTGGTTGTACCACTTGTGTAGGTTGTGCATATACAGGTTGTGGTTGTGGCGCTGGTTGTGGTGCTATTGGTTGTGGTACTTGTGCATTCTTTTCAACCTTAGTCAATTTGAACCCAGTTGGATTAGCCAAATACTGAGCCATTTCAGCATCTGTGAACTTAAGGAATATTCCGTTATGTCCATTAATCATTCTTTCTCCTAAAGACTGTGGTAATTGCGCTGGTGTTACTCCATCAGGTACTCCTGGTAACTTAACGTAAATAGTATTCTTATCTCCTTTTCTACCTCTTCTTGTTAAAGTCATTGGTAGAGCATATAGATTTCCGTATGTGTTCATATAAACTATTAAGTCTTCTAAATCTTTTTTACCTCTGTTCCAGAACTTAATCGCCCCGTCTTCACTATCCACAAATTGTAGTAATGCTCTTACAGTTGGTCTCATTCCGGCCATTGCAAATGGGTCTTGTTCGCCATTTTGTTCTACATATCTGAAGTTTCCATCAATTTGAACTCTATATACAATAAAGTAATCCATTTCATTTGGGTCACAACCGTAAATAAATCTACCTGTAACACTGTCCCCATCGTTTGCTAATGTTAGGAAGTCTCCGCCTCCACCTTGAAACTTGTTTAATGCTGATTGTAAGTCTAATTTCATATTATTTCTCTCCTTCTTTTTTAGTATATATAAGATATTGAATGACTGCGTAGTTGGTCTACTGTCATATCATTAACATCTTTGCATCCATCAGGAAATATTATTCTTGATAAATGTTTTTCTTTTAATTCTTTACGCATTTTATTCGCGCCAATATATCCTGCACTGTCTTTATCTTGTGCTAAAACTATATTATATATAGGTAACTCTTTTAGTAACTTTATTTGCTCTTTACTTGCTTGTGCTTGCATTGTAGCCACAGCTATGTAACCGTTACTCCATAAATATAATGCATCTATAATACTTTCTACAATATATAAATGTGTTGTGTTGTTTAACTGATTCAAAATGTCGTAGACTTTATCTATTCCATAAAGAGTAGATGCTTTTCGTGCCTTACTATCATTAAGAAACATTTTTGTAGTTATAAGTCTCCTTTGAATAAATAAACAATTACCTTTTTTATCGTTAACAGGAAACATTATACTCTGTTCCTTGGGGTCAAACCCAACTCTAAATTTATTTATAATTTCTGGTGTTATTCCACGACCTGTTATATAAGGGTGGTGGTTTGGTGCATATTTATCTGAACTTATATCTATATATTCTACTTTGTCTTTTTCTTTAGGGGTAATATTTATCTCTGGTCGTGCATCACTATAACTATAAAAGTTCTTAGCAAGCCACTTGTTCCCATAAGAACCAAAGTCTTTGTAACCGAATACATTTGATATTAATACCGGAAGTGATACTACTGTTCCGCAAGTGAAGCAGTGGCATGTTCCTTTTTCTGTTCTCGAAGGATCTTCTTTTGTTATTCCCATTGAAGGGTGTCGCTCTTTACCGTATGAATGGTATGGACATGTTACCATAATGTTATCACCAACTGTTTTAAAGCTTGGTTTATATTCACTATTTAATGATATTAACTCATTACTAAGTAAGTTAATTATATCATCTATATCTATTCCATGCATCATATTAAAACGCCGCCGTTCCTTCAGGACTTACATATTTCTCCTCGACTGTGTCTTCTTCAGGATCTGAGAATGGTTGAAAAACACCATAATCTTTACT